CCGCATTTAAATATGACATTTTCCACCCTGTCTGAATGGCAGGTTGGGGAGGTCAAGCCGCCCGAATATTGGCGTAAATTTTACGCCGGTTTGTGGGCTACCATACCATCTGAACCTGATCGCCCTAGTGTCGCTGAGACGGTTCAAAAGAAAACAATATGTTGCATCCTTGATGCAGCAATTCGACCTAGCCCCCGGTCTCGTCGTCCTGCGAGGCGCTTTATTAAGCGTCATCGGCGACGTGTCCGAAATTATCACCAGCGTCCTGCTGTTTCTATACCAATCAGGCATTCTTATGTCCTGTTCGACAATACGTGCTTTGGCCCGCACGATGTTGTTCGTTTAGTCAATGAGAAGATCGATTATTTCACCGGTCTACTCATTTCTCAGGCCATGAGCGAAGACATCGATCTTTCTCACCCCGTCCCGGTTGAGATTCCCCTTCCACCAAAGAAACAAAGTCTGCTTAAGAAGATTTTGAGAGTTGGTGGTGCTGGCAATTGTTGGCTTCTTCTTCCTTTTATGCCAGGTTCCCCTGGTATTCCGTTGGATCCTTGGGCGAGGGCGCGCATGATGATCGAGGTTGCCGAACGCGAAGTTGTCGAGCAGACTGTTAATCAGGTCCTCGAGCATCTCGACAATTATTTACTTGACCCGTCTTACAATTTTGGCATTAAATGTCAGTTCGATTCAGACGGGGACGTTCATATCGTCTCTGTTCGGCCTGCGATCACTTTCCTTCAGGATGGCGAGTTGGATTTGTACATGTTTCGACAGTTTCTTGCCGACGTGATTGAGTTCGCCAACCCAGTGCATCAGCGTGGTGTTTTCGTTGGGGCTGGTACCCTCAACGATCCTATGGTCAATGCTGTTACCACGTCTGCTGCTAATCAAGTCGTCAGACATCAGGCTTTTCCTTTTGTCCGAGAGGTTCTCGGTCATATGTCTGGTTGGGTTGGCTCTCATTTTGATGATCTGCGAGAGCTTGTCCCCCCTGGTCCAATTATTGATCCTGTTGTCAACCCGCTTCCTTTTCCCGGGACCATCCCGATTCCTGGTGACACTCTTGAGACTTTCCCAACCATTATTGATCATGCTCCATCTGCCCTTCTGGATTTTGCTCATTCTTTACCTGATTTCGCAGCTAGTTTTTTTGTTGAGCATGGTGATCAAATTGCTTATTATGCTGCTTATCTTGCTCATTTCGGCCAGGACTGCGGTTCATTGCTTGCTGATATTTGGTCTGGTGCTCTTCATTATTTTGACCTCGCTTCTCCTTTGTTTAGACTTTTAAATGCTGTCCTTGCTGTTCAAGCTGAGAGGCATGGTGCCGAGTACGTTTATATGAAGAATTCTTCGTTTGAAGCTGTGAGTCAGTTGACTGTGATGCTTGCCGGTGTCGATTATCAATTGCTCCCTGTCAGCCAGGAACATCGTGACGCGTCTTTGTCCATTCCAACCAGAGTTGTTGAACTTCTCAATGAGGCTAATCAGTTAGACGATGCCACCAGTGCCGGCAAGAATGTGATTACTGCTATTCAAAAACGTTTTGCCGCTGCTGTCAAAACGCTTGATGCGCTTCCTGATCTTGCAGTGTCTCCGTCCATTTCCAACGTACAGCTTCAAGCGTTGCAAGCAGCTCTTCCTGAGGCGAACATTGTTTCTGGTATAACTACCAATGCTCATTCTGTTTTGCAGGTTGTCAGAAATGTTTTTAGACGTAGGCTTGTTGCCTCAGCTAAACATTTGAGACTTCCTATTGTGACTATTGGTGCATCCGCCCCCGAAATTGCTTATTTTGATTCCACGCACACAATTTTGCACAATTGTGGTCCCATTATGTCGGGCCGTGATGAGTACAGAATCAACGTCGCTCATGGTGATTGTTCTACCACTCATGGTCGTTTTAGTGTTGATCATCGGTTTGAGGAATGCGATTTCAAATCTGACACGTTTCTTTCTGCTGTCACTGTCTCGATGTTTTCTGCCCACGATATCAAAGTCGACAAATTCGTGAATGCCATGATGCGCAAGAATAGTAGAACTGCTTACGTAGCCCTTCATCTGCCCATTCCTATGGTTGACGATCGGATACAAGAATTTCATGATCCATTGACAGGATTGCTTTTCCGTAAGCGCGAAGGTAAAATTGACGTTTATCATCAGGACAATGGTTCTGCTGGTTACAGTCATGATGCCGACGCTTTGCTTTCTTGGATTCGCCCTTGGAGTACCACTAATGGTTTGCATATTACCATCGAAACTATTGCCCAGTTTGGGTCTGCGCACTTGTTTTGCATTCAGCTTGGGGTCGGTGCCCAGGAGACGGTTCCTGTCGTTAGGAACACGCAGCTGGGCGAGTTCTACATTTTGCCGTCGTTGTATGATGACACTCTTTCCAGTCGTCAGACAAGATTCTTTTCTGTTCCTGCAAAACGTTTTGAACAACTTGTCGCTTTTGTTAGAACTTCCCCTGTGGAAGAAAGGACGCTCGAAAACGTCTCCAATAAATTGCGTGGCCAGATGGCAATGATAAAAGTTGGAAAGAATACTATCGAACCTCGTTGGGATCTTGATGTCGAGCAATCTTCCTCTGTTGCTTATCATGTTCTTCTTGCTGAGCAAATAACTCGTCGCTCATGCCAGAACACTTTCAATGGTGCAAAGAAGTATTATGCATCTGCTGCACGTCGCAACCATTCCTCCTTTTTCGTCAGATATGGCCAGTTTGTGATAGACAACTTTACCATGCAGCTTGGGCGTCATTCTACGTATCTTGATCGCACAGTCGTCACACGTTTTCAGCGTTGGTTCTTTGCTTCTGACATCACTGCTACCGATCTTTATAATCCGTACGTCAGGGCTGAACGTTATTTTATGTTGGTTAAGCCTGCTGATGAGGGTTCAATTCTTTTGGGAACGATTAAGAGTCTCGTCGGGGTCATTTCTGCGCCTTTCAATAGATTTGCTACTTCAGTTGTCCCTGCCAACCCGGGGCGGAAGAAGAAAAAGAAAACCGTATTGCCACCGCCGGAGTCTGAAGACGAAGAGTTGTTTACGAAGTCGAACCTTGTGATTACTCGATCGGGCAATATTGTTGATGTTTCGAGACCTGAAACTGTTCCATTGCCTCAGCCGATCTTTGAATGCAGTTTCTGCAGCGAGGAGTCCGAAAATGAAGATTACTTTCGTCATTTTGGCGGTAAACTCTATTGCCCCCTTTGTCCAATCCCAGACAAGGGTAAGGGAAAAGCCGCAACTAATGATGAGCCGTCTGTCGTGATACAAGAGGTCCCTTTGTCCCAGCAATTTGACAATTTTCATCTGTTGCAGAGCGAATATGTCGGCCCTTCAAAATACGGTGAGCTTCCGATGGAAATCGGTGGAGTACTCAAAATGGCTCGACATTATGAGTCCGAAGATGAGGAAGCAGCATTCAGAGCCGAACCAATGCTCAGTTTTGACCATCCGACGTTGCCTACTCGAGCCAGATTTGACCCGGACCCACCTTCGGCTCAGTCTGAGGTGTCTTCCATTTCCGTCAGGACTTCTAATGAAACTCCGGCTTATGTCCCTGCCGCTGATGTTTATGTCCAACCACTCGATGAATTTAATTTGCCTATTGCTAGGTCGATGATCGTCGAGGTTCCGGATGGATATCATTCAATCAATCGTGAAATTGATTTTCTGGGTGATTACACCGACAATATTGCTCAACATCCTGACGACGAGACTTTCATGATGCGATCAGTAGAAGAGACTCCGTTTGCCGGTGATTGGCTGGAGGTCAACTGCCCGAGTTATGGCGGAGCCAGGTTGATTGCGGATTTCTACCTTCGTGAGCCTGTCGACACATTTACTGTTCGAGCTGCAAAGGACGACAATCATGCTAGCATTTTAACCTCTTTTGTCGATCTTGGTTTTCCTGCCAATCTTATCGACAGGCTCAATCAGCTCCCGTTCCAAAAGGCAATCAAGAGTGAGCCTTATGCTACGCTTGCACTCAATTTGTGCCGTCGTGCTGTTGACCCGCCTAATAATTCGAAGAGTGTCGAGGCTGAGATGATGCTTGTCGACGGTCCTCCTATGTGCGCGAAATCCAGCATGGTCCGTTCTGCCGTCAAGATCATTGATGGGTTGGTCCACGTCGTCGTTCCATCCAAGAAGCTTAAGCTTGAGTGGCAAAGTAACAATATGGGTGATAAGGTCAAAATTTCAACGAGACATGTCGTTCCGTCAGGTTCCAGGCCCGATTTGCTCATAATTGATGAGATCTTCAACTTCACGATGCATGAACTTGATCTCATTATCAGAAGTAGAGCGATCCGGGGTCACGTCCTTAAGGTCATACTTCTTGGTGATCGGTATCAAGTCACTGGCGAGGGCGAGCAAGTTTCTTTCCCTTGGCTACGAATGCTTGAAGTACCAATGCTACACATGAGAACTTCTCTTGGCCTTCCCGTCGATGCGATGTACCTCTATCACGCCGCAAATGCCTTGCTTCCTGGGTCGTATGACACCACTGGTCCTGACAGGCCCTCTGTTTTCTCAGTTCCTCAGTCGACGGTCGCTGATGTTGCACCTGATCTCCCAATGCGTTTTTTCCAGGAGTCAGATCCGCGCACCCCCGATCAAGTGCGTTGGGGTGGTAGAGATATTGCAACAATCTCACAAGCTCAGGGTGCGCGTGCCAATTTTGCTTGCATCTTCGCCGATGTTAGTTTGAAGCAGGCTGAATGGCTGGGGACGTTCGCTGGTCGAATGTCAGTTGCTTACACCAGGCATCGTGGGTCTCTATGGATCTTGTCTGACAGCCGCTCTGCACAAAATTTGTTCCCGCCGGGCGTTCGATTGATCAAGTTTAAACATGTTCGTGGTTCATCAAACAAAGCCGTTAAAGACCGGCTTATCCTCCCTTTTTCTAATGATCTTCTTTTGTCTGAACCCAAACTCAAAAACGTCAGGTCAATTGGCATCATTCCATCTGTCGTTAACACCATGTCTACTGTAGTCAGGTCCAGTGTCAAAGCGCTCGAAGATCTTCCTAAGGATCCGGCTATGTCTTCCATCCCGGTCGGTTTTTCTGAAATCTCAGGTCATGTTTATTCTCGTGTTGAGGATTTGGCTCCCCAGACTGAACGTCTTGATGTTGAAGTCGATTTTGGTGGACTCAGGAAATTCCGTCGGCCTGATCTACCGCAAGATAAGCATCTTCGTTGCGCCGTCGATGACGTCACAGGGCTTGCAGCGGTTCAAAGTGCTAGCGACGAATTTAGGTCATTGCGTGACGTTAATGACCGTCAATTTGTCACTTCTTCCCCGGTTAAAAATCATATGAAGGGTTTTCGTGAAGGTGCTAGACTGTACCGAAGATTTGTTGAGGCTCTTTATTCAGACGACAGGAAGATATTTATCGGTTTGGACTATGATGCCGAATGGCTAAATACTAGGGTCAATTCCTTCTTAGTTAGATTCGCATCTTCTGACCCTTTCATGTCGTCTGCCGATACGCTGACAGCCGAATCATTTCGTAAATCGCAAAGTAAGGTCAAACCGATACCTGACTATGCCGCCACCGATCCTTATGGTCAGCAAATTATAGCCAATGCGCCTGCATTTACCGCCAAGTTCTCGAGTCAGTGTCAGATTATTCAGGCCAACCTGCCTCGTATCTTGCGCAATGATATGATTTGTGATTTTGGCATGTCTGACGACGATTTGTCTCTGAAAATTAATTCTCTTGGGCTTAGTCACATTTTTAACTCTGATCACGTCCAATTTGACCTTTCGAAACAGGATTCTACGCATTCATTGCCTACTCTTTTTTGTTTCTATTTGATTGCGCTTGATTGCGGGTGTGATGAAGATATCATGATGTTTTATGTTCAGTATTGTACCATGTATTATGTCAGGGCTCAATTCAGTGATTTGTTCGCCGGGGTCATTTCTTTTAATCTCGGTTCTGGTGACCCATTTACTTTGATTAGAAATTGCGTAATGATGCTCACGGCTATTTCAAATACGTTTTACGAAGCCGTTACGGCGCAGGGTGTCCAAAAAGGTGACGATTGGACTGGTCGACTTGACACTTTTAGATTGCATCCGAATGCTGCTTTGCCGTCTATGCGAATGATTAACTGGAAGCCAGCATTGACCGCTCTTTCTCGGGCCAATTGTGCTCCGTATCACGCTGGCAGGTTTTTCATCGGGAATCGATTTGTTGCTGATCCTGTTAGGGTGTTTTACAAACATCTAACTCGTCTTGAAGACAGCAATGTTCCTGTTGAAGAGTTGTACGTGTCGTTCCTTTCGCGTGCAACCGATTACTCGCCTGCTGAAGCTTACCAACTTGAGCAAATTGTTGGTACGATTTACGATGACATGACGTCGACTGACATTCAGCTCATTCTTTCTACTGTTGCTGCTATGCGTTGTCGCAACTTCTTCTCTTTGTTGATTTCGGGCGTGCGAAGTAATCGCGGTGTTATTGTCGATACACAGGATTGCATTTTCGATTGTGTTCGAGCTGTCCGTCCTAACATGCCGCTCATCAGACTCCAAGCTTATCGCAACAAGACGTTAAGAGAGGTTAAGCGTATGTTGATTGCTGATGGAATTGTTCATATCGTTTGTGACCGCTTTCCTCCTGTCTTTTTGTCTCGAGTTATATATTTGACGTCGAGTCATGCCGTAGTTTCCCTTAGATGACCTTTAAGATTCAGCAGCTTCATTTTCATCATTTGCTTTTCCATGTCATGGCTCCTTCAACTGAAACCGTTTCACTTACTTCTTCTGTTCCTGCTGCCTCCAATTCTGCTTCTCTTCAGCCGAATGACATCGGTATCTCTTCTGCCTCTGGTGGTTCTTTCGGTGGTACAAAGCGTTTTACTTCTTCTGCTGCAACCGTCGAATCTGACGATTTCGGTCAAATTTTCTCCTTTTCCGGAGCCGTTGGATTCAATGAGTTCAAGTCCACATATGCCGAGCTCCTTGTCGACAAAGTCACCTTCCATATTACAGCCTTATCCGCCCTTTCGCTCGACTCTTCCCCGTGGATTTTCACGTTTGGCATCGTTCCCAGAGGCATAGCACAACATACTGCTTCTACTGTTGCATTGCCCACTGGTGGGCAAATTAGTTTTCTTCAAGATTTCATTGTTTCTTCAACTGTACATAATACTTCTTGCGTTACTTATGCCGCCAACCCCGTCGGAAATGAGCTCCCATTTCCTCCAGGCATCCAGCTTGACCTGAATGCTGTGGAAGTTCGATTTCGTTATCCACAACCAGCTATTTTTCATCTTACTCGCAAGCCCCCGAATTCAAAGGGAGAGACCACTCCTCTTGTTCATTGGCGTGTTGAGTTCGAGGTCACTGGTCGTGGCCGCGGTTTTGGTTCTTCTTATGTCGTTTGACATGAGGACGACGACCTTGAAGAGACTCTTTCTTCTGACGATTCACCATCTATTGTTTCACACGCCGTCACTGATAAGGAGTTCTCTCCTCCGTCGTCACCAATTGTCTCTGAAATTTCCACATCACAATTCTATTTAGACAGCAACATTGCAATGCCCGACAGCCCTGTAGCTGCCGCATCAGTGCTCTCCTGTCTTGTTGACCCCTCTCTACCCTTTTCTTTTCAAAATTGGAATCAGTTGGATTTTCCACCTTCTGATTACATTTTCTCTAATTCCGAGGTCTTACCCATTGATCTTTACGTCCTTTTCCTTCGGGGTATGATTCATCTTTCTAACATTTCTGTTGCTCGATGTGTTATACCTGCTCGATACTTTAATGCCGCCGCCACTACGCGACCTGAAATTGTTCCTCTTTTTCGGTCTTCCCGTGACGGTTTGCGTTTCGTTTTGAGGGCGTATGATGATGTTTTGACTGACGATGATGAGGAATGAATTTTTCTTTATTGC